AGCCGCCGGTACCTGGTGGACGGCGAGCTGAACGATAAGCCGGTCAATATGGACATGTTGGCATCGGGGCGGTTATCGCAATCTTTCACCGATTACCTCCGGCACCGGGCAGCGCAATACAAAGCTGCGGGAAAAATTATCATGGATAGGAAGGTCCGCCGGTGGGCGATAGAATTGGAGATGGCCGGCGGCGGGAATGTGTACTTCGACCATCTGACCCCGGACTTTCTCCGGCGGTTGGACCAACAGATGATCGATGCCGGAAATGTAGAAAACACCCGAAATAAAAAGTTCAAATTCCTGGAACGGTTCTATAACCATGCTATACGAGAGGGCCTGTGTAAGCCACCCAACCCCTTTGCGGCCCATAAGATCGTCGTCAAACCGGTTAAGAAGGATAAGCTCACCCAAGAACAGATCGCCGCCCTGGAGCGCTTAGAATTGGCTACAGGGCCCCTCAATGATGCCCGCAACCTTTTCCTATTTTCCTATTACACCAAAGGCCAGCGATTCGAGGTATGTGTTACGCTGACCCGCGACAAGATCCAGGGGGACCGTATATACTTCAAAACCAACAAGGGTAATGAATTTGTGAGCGTGCTTATCCACCAGCGACTTCAGGCGATCCTGGACCAATACAGCCATCTTTCTGGACCTTTGGTATTCCCTTATCTGAAAGAAATTCCCGCCGAAAAGGAAAAGTATATCAACCAGGTGGGCAGTAAGAATGCACTGGTGAACCTCTCCCTCAAAGTCATCGGAGCCATGATCGGCGCTCCCTGGTTGAAGTTTCATGATGCCCGGCATTCCTTTGCCTATCAACTTAAACAGGTCACGAACAATATCAACATCGTACAGGACGCCTTGGCTCATTCATCCCAAGCGACGACGAAAGTGTATCTGAAAGCGCTAGAAGATGACTTCCTGGATAAAGAGATGGAGAAGTTGTATGGAAAATAAAAAATCTTCAATATTCACTAATAATTTTTAAACTCCCGGCGTAATAATAATAAAGCCCCTCCTGCCTAAGAAGGGGCTCGGGTGTAACTTTATGTCGCTGTTTCGCTATAGAGCAGGCCCAAACGACAGGGGCCATTATCAAAAGGGTTACCCGGCGTCTTCACCGGGATGCTCCTAATCAGTTCCATTACCACTAAACCTTATCCTATTTGACAGTTAAATTAATGGACAAATTTGTCCATACCAAAGAACAAAAAGACTATTATGTCTAACTAAAGGTTTACATCTAAGGATTTTTAAACTACAGTCGGGCACGTAATGAGTAACATATCCGTTCTTACGTGCCATGAATAAAACACAAAAGCCTGATAATACGGATTATAGTAGAGTTGGACACTTATTAAGGACGGGCTTTATAAAACACCTGGATGAAATTTTTGATACCGGAGTTCGTAAGGCAATCCTTGGCGATATGAAGATGAGTTACAAAACTCTTGGCCGGCGGCTGGATGATCCTGGCTCTTTCAAGGTAAGGGAAATTCAAGTAATGGAGAATCGCTTCAAGGTCGAGCGTAATATCATTGTGGACTTAATATGGCAAGCGGCTGAAGCGAAAAAGAAGAGGGGCAAAAAGTGAGTGCATCAATTAAAACCGCATTCCGATTTTAATATTCCATCCGTTTACGCTAGATGTTGTATTGGCCTGAAAGTAGCCTGTGTTAACCTTGGTATTAAATTCACTGTGCAAATATCCGACCGCTAAAATGAAATCCGTCTTCTTTACGGGCGCCAATACTCCTAAAGTGGGGTTTAGGAAGAGACCTCCCTTTTCATGTACAGACGAGACATTGTTATCAAGCAGTCCATAACCGGCGCGAAGTTGCAAGATGGGTCTCGTTTTCCTTTCATTCGTATAAAAACTCAAATCACCAAAAATTGGAACGTAGGGACTTGATGCATCCTTGAATTGTGTGAGGCCGAAACCTATTCCAAGCCCGACAAATTTGCCTTTACCACCTACCTCCAGCGAACCGCCAAACATAGGATCTAACTTCGAATAATTATACATGTCAGCTGTGATGTTAAAATAACCGCGAGACTTTTGGGAAAAAGAAAATAACGGAGCAAATAGGAGACAAAAAAGGAGTCTTTTCATAATGCAAGAGTTTAATGGGTTTTTAATGTGTGTCAATTTTACTTATCAGCGTGTCAAAACAGGCTATAACTGTGCTGCTGTAAGGTTTTTGCCGTGCAAGGCGGTAGCAACAATAACGCAGCCGACCTTCGTTTATTCTAAAATTCCGTAGAAAAATTACTATAAATTTTTGTTGAAATCTAAAATACTGACTAAGTTCGTTGTCCCTTATACAATCTCCTTATCCCGGGTCCATCACTATTCCTCCTATTGGTATCACTTATCTATTAATCACAAAAAGACCCTGACCGTCTATGGATTCCTATTGCCCTTGTCATCATTGCGTTATGCAGACTTCTTGCCGTGTGTATCAGCAGCTTTCTCGATTCGACCTTTACGCCTGCCCGCATCCTGAAAAAGCTCATTTTCTGGCTTCCCTTCCAGTCGAGCGAGCGATTCAAGAATTATCTCTTCGTCAGCCTCCTGGCGAACTGCTACGGTTCGTAGCGTTTGAAGCACCAATTTTAAATTAAGATCTATTATTCCAGCCAATAAGGCTCTGTCCTCCTTTAAAAGCTGAATATATTCCTTTTCATAAGTGTGGTGAATATGGCCGTTGTTTTTGTTGTTTTCTTCAAAATACTTTGGGAAAGCTCTTTGCATTTTTGTCATAATTCTGGGTCCCACCCTTTTGCTTTCATTCGAGTTGATCAGTTTACTCAAATAACTTCTGTCCGCCTTGGCCTTTTTAGCAATGGCGGTGACATCCATTCTTTCGGATTCCATGATTCGGTTAAAGATTTCCTTGAATTCTGCGATATCCATTAGATATTTTTCAATGCTGTTTATGTTGTTTTAAATGTTGTCTATTTGTGGCTTAATGTGTTGTTTTTGTTGTTTCGTGTTGTATATTTGTTGTGTACTTACAAGGTAAATATAAAGCAAATGGCAACAATCTCACAAAAAGCGGTCGACAAAAGCATATCTAACAACAGAGTAATAGGTAGGCTTATGGCTCATTTCGACAGGCACTATGAGACGATCCGCCGGTGGTTTCTCGCCAAGGATGAGTCTTTAACAACTCCTAAAGTCCTACAGGTAATTCGTGAGGAGACTGGGTTAACGGATTCTGAGATACTGGAGGAAGAGAAGGCGACAGCCTAATTAGCCCACAAGAAACGGAAGATTTTTCAAAACTGCAATACCCCTAACATTTCAATAACCATTTTATGAATACTCAAACAGTTCCCCAGGTTGATGAACGGACGGCTCTTCTTGCAAGTGAAAAATATTGGGATGCCGCCGCCCAGGAATGTCGCGATGCTGGCATTGACGATACGGAATGTGTTAAGGCTGCGCAATTTTATCGTCGCCAACTTTGGCTCCTTGATCACAAAAGTTAAATCACTATCAATATGAAAGCATTCACCATCACACGCGAACACATAAGAGCCGCATTTATCTTCCTGGCGATCTTCGCCCTGGCTGCGGTTATGTTTCTGACCAGCTGCAGCACGATCCACGAAGGAACCACCTGCCCGTGCAGCACCTCGAAGAACTTTGTAGGCTGCTCCGGTAGCTACGAACAGAACACTCATATGGTTAAACGCAATTCGTATTAATAGCCATGAACACGCTACTCACCACCAACCAACTCTGCGAGAAGCTCAATGTGAGCAGACGTACGATTGGCCGGTATGTAAACGACCGGCAGATACCGATGGTTGTATTACCTGGTGGAATGATCCGCTTCGATGCTGCGGAGATAGAGAAGTGGTTAAGAACGCGCGTTGTGACCGCCAAATCCAAACCCATAATATGAAACGAATAATCGAATTTATATCACGTAATGCCTGGCCTTTTTTTATCGGGGCCGTTGTAGGCGCGATTCTGATGGATGTCATTTTCTTCATCTTATTCCGTGCCATATGCAAACAATAATAGCGATAGCCGTTACCCTACTCTGCCTTTTCCTTCATTCATGCTGTATGGTCTGGTGGGAGGATATGAAGAAATCGAAAGCGCGGGCACAGCGGCAACACGATCACGGATGCTAAAATTCAAAAGCCATGTTCCTTTATATCTGGTTATTCTTCATCCTTCTTTTCCTGGTCCTCTATGTTGGAGCGGTAAAGGGTTACACTATCAATCTCTTTTATACAGCCTGCGCCTTGGTAGATGCGCTGAAAGACATCGCCTGTCAGGCCTGGTTGGACATACGAAAGTTGTGGGGAAAGAAGATTGACCTTGATGAGCATGAGCGACATATTTCGTGATTTAGGCTCTATCTATATGCGCCGCCGCGTCCTGGCGGACTTTGTTAGGCGGCGCTTTTTTAAAGTCAATTAAATTTTAACTATATGGATTTTACGATCAATGCCAGGAGCGCAAAAGTAAACGCCAACACCAGTAGAATGGTGGAGGTTGAGTTAGAGTATGTTGAGGCATCTGATATCTTGAATAAGTTCGAGGTGAGCGAGATCATTAATGAGATTGGAGTTGAAAAGCTGCTGGACGCAATGGATATAGACGATGTTAAAAAGCATCTTGGCCTTGTAGAGGTTGAATAAGTTCTTCTTCGGTTTAGGTTAGGGGTAACCAAGGTCCGGAGATTCGGCCGGACCTCTTTTGAAAGTTCTTTGAATAAACATATTGCGGGTGGCGGAGTTAAACGCAGCGGTGCATTATTGGCTTTTGACCGTGCGGCAAGCCGGAAAGCCATAACCGGTAGCCCAATTGTAGGACTGCAAGGTATCCCCTTCAGCAACCTGCCCCGCAAATTCTATTTTCTCATGCACTATTTCCCGAAAGGGTGAACAACGAGAATGGCGGCAAAATGTGCAAATGTACTGCCGCTCGTAGCCACAGCGATCAGGCGAGTTATAGGAAAGCCGGTATCGTGGTAACCTTTATTGTTTGCGGCAAAGCAATTAAACATCAGCCGCCGGTGGTCTCTGCCAGGAAAGGGAACACGGTAAGACTGCAAGACAAGTCTTTGACGCGCGGGAAAGACCGCGAACAGGGGCCTTCATATAAGGGTAGTATATGCAGCCTGGAATTTGATGGCAGGCTGCAGGCGCGCGGTTCGACCCCCGCAGGCTCAGCAACCTTTATTAATGTAAGATGTACACTCGGGGAGAGTGTTGCGCGCGATGCTCTCCCTATTTTAAAAAAATTATCATGCAGCAGGAAAAATTGGATTTATGGGCTTTGGTCGAATTGTTCGGGCATAGCAAGATAGCCGGCAGGATAACGGAACAGAATATAGCGGGAACGAATATGCTGAGGGTAGATGTTCCTGAAACTTCTACTCAACCGGCTTTTACCCGATTCTTTGGAGCATCCGCTATCTATGCGATCAATCCAACGGATGAAGTCACAGCTAAATATTACGCAGACAAACTACAGACGAAGCCGATTGATTCGTGGGACGTGCGGGAAATGTTGAAGAAAAATGATCAGTTCCGTTTGTCTTTAACTGCGTCCGAGCAAGTGCGCATTGATGCAGATTTTGATGAGGACGGCTTATAGAAGAGATTTTTGAACGTTTCATATGGCTAAAGCAATCGTTAGGGCCCGGTTATTCTTGGCTGGGCCATTTTAAAAAAGTTATCTATGAATACTTACAGAGAAAGACTTCAGGCATTAATCGAGCAGCTGCAGGCCTGCTATGATGAGACGGAGTTATTAAGGGATTATTCCGATAGTAATGGACAGAAATTAATTAACGCATCAAGGAGACTGATTTCTGGCACATGGGGACCATTGCAATCGCTGGATAATTCATTGTCTGATGGGCATGCCTCTATGATAACGAGAGGAAAAGGATTTTGCAAATGAACAAGTCGACCACCATATCACCCATTGAAGCCTTTAGGTTGACTTTCCCTGACCATAGGCTGAAGGCTTCGGAGGATGAGTTGCGCTATCTATTCAACTCAAGGGACTGTGCCAATGCATATGAACTGGCTGCCATGAAGATCATCCTGGAAAGGAGATTGCCTTTGACAGCGCATGTGGAAGAGTGGTCTTCAAAGGGAAAGGTAACGGAGATAGCGATGGTTGTTAGACCAGCACCTGAAGAATACACCTTCGCCGATGAGGTGCAGGATGATGAAGGATTGACGGGCGGTTGGTGGAATAAGGAGGAATAAAAAAAGCCTGGGTGCAACCGGGCTAAAGGGAAGTATTAATTACGTAAAGCAAGACAAATATATGGGAATTTTAAACATCAGACCAGTTGTTCGCGGAGGCAGTAAGGTGGTCATCGGCATCGCCGGGGTTACCGGCTCCGGTAAAACATTGACTGCCTTATACATTGCGCGTGGCATGGTCTCTAAGCCTTCTGAAATAGGCTTTCTCGATACCGAGAACGGTCGCGGATCATACTATGCCGACAAATTGGACGGCAAATTCATGATAGCCGACCTCTATCCGCCATTTTCTCCGGCGCGCTATGCGGCAGCTTTTAAGGAATTCCAGGAAGCGGGTGTTAAGGTACTGGTCGTTGATAGTGTATCCCACGAGTGGGAAGGCGAGGGAGGCTGCGAAGATATTGCTGACCAGAAAATGGGCAATAGCAATCGGGCCAACTGGGTGGGAGCCAAAAAGCAGCACAAGCGCTTCATGAATACAGCCCTTCAGTCCAATATGCACATTATCTTTTGCATACGTGCTAGGGAAAAATCGGATTTTAAGAATCCGGACAAACCGGTATCGCTCGGCATTCAACCTATCTGCGAAAAGAACTTCATGTTTGAAATGACAGCATCGGTTATGATCAAAAATGAGGGAAAGGCTCAGGACTTCCTGAAAGTTCCCAACTTCCTAAAAGAGGCATTTGGATCGGGGTCTGACTACCTGGGGTCCGAGACCGGGAAGAAGATCCTTGCCTGGGCCGAAGGCGCGGAACGGGAAGATCCTGCTATTACAAAGATTAAGTCAGAAATGCTGCAAGCTTGCGAATTTGGATTAGCTGGCGTCATAGCTATCTGGAATAGCCTTACGAAGGCCCAGAAACAGCAGTTGGCAGCCCATAAGGAAGTCTGCAAGCAGGCAGCCGAGGAATACGAACGCCAGGCTAAAGAGGCTGAAGAAACACCCCAGGAAACGCTCAGGCGTGAACAGGCGACGAATGGTAAACAAGTAAATCTTGAAATGCCATGAGCCACGCCTACGGATCACTTCCCAAAGAACAGCAGGAGGAGCTACTATCCAGCTTCCTTATCGATTCCTGGTCATATTCCAAGGTCAGCACATTTGCCAGGAATCAGAAAGCTTTTGAGATGGAGAACATCTATGGAATAAGGGGTAAGCGCAGCGCAGGCAGCATTGCCGGGCAGGCCTACCATAAAGCCCTGGACTACTTCTTTACCCAGATGAAGGAAGGAAACCTGTTGAGCCTGCCGGAGATGCAAGAGGCCGCTTTTGAATATATCGGCAAGGTGCCCGCTAACCAATGGAAGCTCCAAAAGACCACGCCCACCATGGAGGAAGCTGTCAACGAGGCATTGAAGGACGTTGGGAAATTGTTGCAGAATTTCTATGAAGAGAAGGACACCTATCTTAACGATATTGCTGAGATCATCGGCGTAGAGCTTTATTTCGGGGAATGGGTGACGGTTGACGGGGTGGACATTCCCCTCCCTGCCCATGGTCTTGTGGATCTGCTGGTCCGCACGCATAGCGGAAAGACAGTTATTATCGACCACAAATCGAAAGATGCCTATACCGATGAGAAAGAAGCCGCCTTGGTGGTAGGGCAACAGGCTATTACCTACACGCTGGGAATGGAGGCAAATACAATACAGAGGGCGGATGAGGTTTGGTTTGTCGAAAACAAGGCATCCAAGAACAAAAACGGGAATGCTCAATTACAGGTCATCCCGGTAACCCTGGACGAAAATACCCGACGGCTGTTTGAACACCTGCTATACCAGAACCTTCGGCAGATGATCGCAGCGGTGAGGGACCCCGATTATACCTACACCATCAATACATCCGACAAGTTTGTGGACCAGGCAGAGCTTTTAGATTTCTGTATGCGGACGGAAATATGCGAGGTCGAGGATTTCAATGTGCAGGATGACAAAAAGGAGTTGGTCGCAAAGCGCCTCCGCAAGATCCGCGACAGCAATGCCAAAATGATCTCCCCGGACATTATCAAAAAGTTCCGTGAGAAGGCGGCCACATTCATTAAATACGATTTAACAGCAACCAACATGACACCCCAGGAAAAAATTGAACATACCCTTAAAACCTTTGGTAAGATGGCGCGGGTCGCGTACACATTTGAAGGATACTCTTCCAATACATTCCTTCTCGAAGTGAGCGCCGGCGTGAAGGTCAGTGAGATATTCAAATATCGGCTGGATATAGCAAATGCCCTCAATGTCGAAAATGTGCGCATCAGCAACCAACTGATCGTTCATGAAGAACGATCTTACCTATCCATCGACCTGGCTAAAAAAGCGGACAAGGTTCTGGAATTCAATCCTGACGACCGTGACGGCTGGAAGATACCCTTGGGTAAAGACAATTTCGGCAACGTCATCTATTGGGATATGGATAACCCGGCAACCCCACATGCATTGATCTGCGGGCAGACGGGAAGCGGCAAGTCTGTTGAGCTTATCAATATCATAGAGCAGGTTAAACTTGCCGGCGCCGATCACATTGTTATCCTGGACCCGAAATATGAGTTCGAGGATTATCAATCCTATAACGTGGATGTGATCAACGAGATGGATCAGATCGACGCAGCCCTGGCGAAGCTGGTGGAACAGATGGATCGCATGGTAAAGGGTAAGCAGGCCAAGAAGATTATTGTGATTTTTGACGAGTTCGCGGATGCCGTTACGAGGATCGGTAAACCGCTTGAAGAGAATCTTCGCATCCTACTGCAAAAGGGACGATCCTCCGGCTTCCGGATATGTGCCGCTACACAAAGGGCGTCCGTTAAGGTGATCACCGGGGATGCCAAAGTAAACTTCCCAATCCAGATCTGTTTCCGCGTCAATAAGGAAGCCGATAGCCGGGTTGTGCTCGATGAGCCCGGCGCCGAATGTTTGGCTGGTAAGGGAGATGGTCTTATCAAGTCGCCGGAATACCGAGATACGGTCCGCTTCCAGGCTTATTATAAACCCCAAACACAGACAGCATAATGAACACACTGATATCAAAAGGACTTGTCCTTCTCAATCAGCTTGATCTCCCTGAAGAAAAGCTGGGCATCATCACCGAGCACATGAAGAATTACGCCGCCGATACACTCAATGTGGCGAAGCTCTTAATAGAGAAACGGGAAGACCCAAAAACAATACGGCAGTTTATGGAGCCGCATGGAATTAGTTTCGATGGAGTTAAAAAGGTATTTAAGTAATGGCAACCGATAACGACGATATTCTTCAACGCCTCCACCGAGCCCGCGCCAGCAAGCCTAAAAAGGTCTATGGAGGCCCTAAGGTTGTGTCAGACAAAAAGAAGGCAGAGATAGCCGAGGAAAAGAAAGCCCGGGAGGAAGGCGGCGATCCAGGCCTGGTAAAATGGTTCCCTGAACGCAGAATGGAGATGACCGGGCGCTGTTTCCTTTGCCATGGAAAAACGCAGAAGTGGGATGACGAAACTTACCATTATTCGTTGCACCATATCTTTGAAAAGAGTCTTTTCCCATCAATTGCAACCCATCCGGATAACTGCCTGGAATTGTGTCACTACGGCAATTCATGCCATCCGAACATCACCAACGGAACCATCACCTGGGAATTGCTGATTGACTCCGCTGAATGGCCTATGATCCTGGAGAAGGTCAGAAAGGTAGTTCCCTATATCGCTGAGCATGAGAGAAGGCGCATACCCGGATGCTTAAGGCCATTTATAAAAGATCTCTTATAATACTGCACTGCAATATAAATGCAGTTAACCAAAAAATTTTTAAACACCCGAAGTAAAATGAAACTTGAAAAATTAACGGAAGAGCAGATTGCCAAAATGGATGAGGTGAAGCGATACTGGCTGAATTATATATTCTCCTGCAAAAATTCACTCGACCGCGAAAAGGCTAAAATAAGCATTGATTGGCTATACAAGCTGGCCGGAAGAAAGGAGCCCATCGTCATATTTGTAGATAGTCCGATGGCTTGTCAATATGCGGTGGTTTATCTGAAGGAATTAGTAAAACTATGCCCGCAGTTGTTCGGAGGGGATCAGGTCGGGGATCAGGTCTGGGCTCAGGTCGGGGATCAGGTCAGGGATCAGGTCAGGGCTCAGGTCAGGGCTCAGGTCTGGGCTCAGGTCAGGGATCAGGTCTGGGCTCAGGTCGGGGCTCAGGTCAGGGATCAGGTCTGGGATCAGGTCGGGGCTCAGGTCTGGGCTCAGGTCGGGGATCAGGTCGGGGATCAGGTCTGGGCTCAGGTCAGGGATCAGGGAATAGAGTTTCAATCATTCGGCTCCTATCCGAGTGTCGGCGATTATGGCTGGGTCTCCTTTTTCGATTTCTTCACGCAAATAGGAGTTATCAATCATAAGGGCTTTAATGAATTCAAAGAGATCTTCTCATCTGGCATCTATGATACTATTCAGCTTAATGGCTTTTGCATTGTATCTAACATGCCTTCGAAAATAGTTCGCAACAATTCCGGGCGCCTTCACAATCCAACTGGACCGGCGGTAGAATTTCCTGATGGATACAAGCAATATTATGTGAATGGCCGGGCTCTCCCCGCATGGATCTGGGAAAAGGCGGAAGCTGGAGAGATCACCAAGGAAATGTTTCTTAAAGAACAGAATTCAGAGATTAAGGGAGGCATTTATGAGGTGCTAGGCCAAAAGAGGATGATGGACCTGCTTGGTGCCAAAGAAATTGACAAGAAACAAATTGTCCACGCCAATGGAGATGTCGAAACGGTGGCGTTGTTGAAAACCAGGGAGAAGTTCAGAGAAATAGGAAATCAGCCTTTTGCCTGGGTTAAAATGGTGTGTCCTTCGACGGGAACGCAATATCTACAGGGCGTTGAGCCGCACCATACCAATGCTCTGGAAGCTATTGCATCGCTATCACCGTTCAAGGCTGAAGAATATTCATTCGATTTACGGTCATAATTATTTAACCAATAACAAGTTTCAAAATGAAAAAGATCAAAGGCCACCAGGGCGACGTTCAGTTCGCCAGCATTGAAAAAATCCCAGCTGCAGCTGTCAAAGTCGCCAATCGGCCCATCGCTTACGGTGAGCACAGTGGACACCAACACGTTTTGACGGGTGATGTTGAGATGTTTGAATTTGAGGGCAGGCTGATAGCCGCTGTAGGTTCAGACGGCGCCCGCCTTCAGCATTGCCATGAATCAAATTTTTCAGACAAGTGCTGGACCACGACTGAAGAGATCCCGGTAGCC